AGGCGAAAAAGGTGTAAGAAACACCAAATATAATGGTAAAGTGACCGAGAGGTCATGACTAAGATAGCGTTTGTCGTACTTTTCAGTCACGAAAAGAAGCCCCGCTAAATGGTGATTATAGACAACCCTGTCTCGAGCTTCATTCTTGTTTCCAGGCTCACGGAAAGAACGAGACTCTATTAGTTAGCGCCTAAAAACGCTTCGATTAAAAGGGGTAGTCCGTGGGTCAGTATTGCATTTCCTCCTCGGTAGAGAAGGTTAGAAATAGTACTGCCTATTCCTTTCTTAAGGCCAGTTTTGGCTGTTGCGTGAACCTTAGTTGCCGCACCTTGATCGACTCTCATGAGTCCTCCTAATGCTCGGAGGGATCCATCATGCGATCCACTAGGTGGGTAAGAGACTGATAGAAGATCAGTCTGACCAACCGCCGGAACGAATTCGTAGTTGATCACGTATTCCAGAGAAATCACAGCTGAGGGTGCAAGACCAGAAAAGTAAAGAATTGGTATAACATGGGTATTGAGACCGACATTCCATGCGACTAAGTTGAGTGCATCTGGCCCAGTGGGTAAGTAAACCCCCCCAACATAACCTCTAGTATCGATATTGGCCATGGTTTTCACCATAGGACAATCTCTGATAGTATCAGCGTTGGCGGTACTGTAGCCTCCTAGGACATTTGGAATACAACCGAAAGAAACCGTACCTGTTTGACTGGTTAAGGTACTCAAATCTCGAGCTCTCAATCCACAAGAGACCACTCGATATTGGGTCATATTAGCCGCGCCATTCAGGCCGGGGACGGTGGTAGTTAACCCTGTAACGTTATGAGAGTATAGGTCGTTGATGAATGCAACGTTGTTGTTGTAACTCAGCGTATTACTAGCATTGGATGACCAAGGGTTAAGATAGCACATAAACATACCGCTGGCGTTGCATTGGAGATTAAGAACGCCTTTCAGTGTGCAAGTAGCTGTAGGTATGGGCATGGGGCTTGGAACCCTCTCAGCATGTAGGGCCCATGGATGCAACAGTCCTATCGCATAGGAGAATTCAGCATCCAAGTGGGACTCAACCCACTCATTTTTCGTGTTACGTCCTCCGCTAAAATGTTTTTCTAATTTAGAGAGGTTAACCGCGCGGTTAATCTTGGAGACTATCCGCTGATCTTCTTTGGGAGAAGTTTTCTTCTTTGATAGAGTATTGATGAGCTTACTCTTTATGTTGTTACCTTGTGTAGGTTCTATGATGCGAGGCATATGTTTTAAATTTTCACCTCGTACTCCTCCTCCTGCACGAAAAATGGTGTTTCTCGTGGGAGCGAATTCCTTTCGGGACGATTCATCTGACGGTAGATCTTGCCAGGCTTTAAGAACGTAAGCCGCATCGGTCTGCAAGAGAGCTAATTCAGAAAGTTCGTCAGGGAACTCGGTGTTCTTTGCTCGGAGCTTGTAACCCCAGTCGAACTCAAGGAGAGTCTTCATCCTAGCAGAGAGTTTCTCTGCGACATCGCCATATGTGAAACGATCCCTAAATACCGCTAGGGATTTAGGCAGATCAGAGTTACATATGAATTGCATCAAGCGATGCTCACCTGGTGTCAAGTTCGACTGACAGATTGTAGACACCCCGCCTTATAAAGTCGATTGGCGACAGGGACGATGGCGATAGTTTCGTTGTCTATCACAAATTGTTTGGACAAGAAGGTATGTTCTTCCAGTTTTCCAAACCTAAAATCCTTGGGCATTTGGCCCAAACCTCGATAACCACAGTCACCTCCCAAAACTCTTTTGAGACACTGTTCGTCGACGATTCGCGGCAACCACGCCAACATATCATCACCCGCCGCCCAGAATATACCGTGTTCTTCAAGAAAGGGATTGATCATCCATACTGCAAATCGATTGTACAGGATGCTTCGGGTGGTATTGAATAGGGTGGTTAAAGTAGGATGACCGGAAAAAACCGTTCCAGTGATAACTCCTTTCATGCCTAACCGGGTGTAGAAGTTATAGCTCTCGGAGATGAGAGCTTCTCTCACAACGGACAACAAATGGGGGGGGATAGCACACCCATGCTGGTTTAAAATCAAGGGCAGCATAAAATCCATTAAAAAATGGTCAACGATTCGGATCAGCCTATAATCTTGATGAGCATCATGACTAGACCCGTCGTATGAATAACACGACCATCCAAGGAATCCGCCTTGGCCCCGGAGTTTGTACATCTTCCTGGCAAGCTCCGACATCGAGTACCCACTTATGAAACCATCCTCGATGGTTTTCATGACCTTGATCATAATCCTGGCCAAATAAGCTCCCACAGCTTTCATTGACGCACTAGGATTAAAAATCATTCTAGGTCGAACTTCAGAGGGTTTGTCGTAATGCACCTCGTCGGGTTTAACGAATAATTCAAAATTAAGATCAATTTTTTGCTTGTCTAAGAACTCTTTGAAACCGTTGGCATACAACTTACGCTTCCCGGGGATTGTATCCGCCAAGAACGTCTCGAATGATAAGTCTTCCTCGGTAAGGTTGCTTATCGTATCCTCGATCGACAATTTATGACGAGGAAACCACTCTTCTTGAACGAATCTTTTAAAGAGCACTAACCATTTAGGGTCGGGTTTAAGACCAGTGTTGAATCCTCGAGCGAAGATGCACGCATCGAGATTCTTCTCGCAACTACCAAAATGAAGGCCTGTCTCTACATTGATAACTTTGGTGTAGGAGGTTTCTTTACAAGTGCAGGTAGCCGGCTTGCCCCATTCCTTGATTGAAATCGAGGAATTACCGACGGGGTGATAGAACCTTGTCGTTCTATCCTGATCAAAATGGATCTCGGGAAGCTGCTCCAGATCTCGATCATTATAGCTGGATTGCGGTTTGGAAAACACGCCCCCAGCTCGTCCTGATGGTTCGCGAGACAGGACAGTCCCGCTGTTATGATTGACATAACGATCAACCAAATCAGATTTTCCAGGCCGGAAAAGCTGTCGAGCCGTCCAAGACCCAAGCTTCTGCCACCAATGGCCCTCTTCCAGTGCCAAGTTGTTATTGTTAGCATTGACATGAACTGGAGCATCCAAAGCAGAGAATACTTCATGAGAATCCCGGCTCCTTAACTCATGTAGATACATAGCAGTATCCATGAA